CAGCAGACAGCCTGAGCGGCATCAACACCCGCACCGGTGAACTGAAGCAGCATTGGGCCACGGACAGCAAGATCATCCCGGAGCAGCAGGCCGGGCAGTATGTCACCGAGCTGAATAATAACAAAGAGTATGCTTCTTTTGTGAATGACGGCCACCGGATGGACAAACATTTTGTGCCCGGCCTGTATGTGAACCCTGCTTCCGGCCTGCTGGAATATGACCCCAGCCGGAAAGATGAGGTGGGCATCATGGTGGGCACCCAAACGCAGTACGTGGAAGGCTTGCACATGACCGATGCTGCCCAGCAGGCTTACGAAGAAACGCTGCAGGCGGAACTGGAAAGAACCGGCAGAGAGCTGGAAAGGATTCTGAGATGAACTTTACAGTTACCACCATTGCACGTTCGCTGGCGGCACATCTCGCGCCTGTCCTGCCCGGTGTGCAGATGCTTGAAGATCCCGCCCAGCAGGGTGTAGAACCGCCCTGCATGTTCCTGCAGCAGCGGTATTCCAACATCAAACCGCACCCGGGTGGGCGCTGGCTGCGCACCATCGGCGTAGACCTGACCTATCTGCTGGATTACAACCTGCCTGACCTGCAGCAGCAGTACAGTGCCGCCGCAGAAACCTTAGACCTCTGCATGGAGGTGTTTCCCTATACCGATGGTACAGACACCGCCCTGCTGCGGGCCTATGACCGCAAGACAGACATTGATTCCGACGGTTTGCATTACAAATTCGAGCTGCGTATTTTTGTGGAAAAGCCCGAAGATGCTGTAAAGATGCAGACCCTGAGCATCGATCAGAAGGTGGATAAATGAAAGAAAAAGAAACCCAGTATCGCCGTGAAGTTCTGCTGAAGGACCCGCGTTTTGCGAGATATCAGCCGGACTTTCTGGCTGCGGTACTGAACAAACCGTATTACACCCTCGCAGAGGCGCAGGCCGCTGTGAAAGATTTTTGGAAGGAGTGACCCGCTATGGCAGCAGGTGGAACCTTTACCGTACAAAACAAAGTCCGGCCGGGCGTTTACTTTCGCTTCCGGTCGAAGAACAAACAGGATCTGACCGTCGGCGACCGCGGCATTGCTGCGCTCTGTGAACCTCTGCATTGGGGTCCGACGGCCAAAGTGATTGAGATCGATGCCGGTGCCGACATGACCGTGTACACCGGTTATGATATTACTGCGCCGGAAAACCGGTTTCTGACCGAGATCTTCAAGGGCACCAACCGCACGGCAGCGCCCCGCAAGGTACTGCTGTACCGTCCCACGGCCAGTGGTGCCGTAAAAGCCACCATGGAGATCGCGCCGCTGACCGCTACCGCAAAGTATGTGGGCGTACGCGGGAACGATATCTCCGTCGTTGTGACGGCGCTTTCCTCGCCGGAAGGCAGCTTTGAGGTCTCAACTGTAGTGGATGGTGAGATCAAAGACCAGCAGACCGCCAAGACGGTGGAAGAACTGGCTGCAAACAGCTGGGTGGACTGGAGCGGCACCGGCGCTCTGACTGCCAATGTAGGAACTGCCCTGACCGGCGGAGAGGACGGCGTGGTAGCAGCTTCGGCTTACAGCGCATTCCTGACCGCCATTGAGCCCTACAAGTTCGATGTGCTGATCTACGATGGCGCGGACAACACGGCGCGTACCGCGATGGAAAGCTTCATCAAGCGGGTCAATACCGAGACGGGCCGCTATTCTCAGCTGGTGGAATCCGGCAGCACCAATCCTGACACCCGCTATATCGTCAACGTGGACACCGGCGTTGTGCTGGACGATGGCACAACCCTGACCCCGCAGCAGGTGTGCTGGTGGGCAGGCGGCGCACTGGCTGCCGCCACCTACGGACAGGATCTGACCAACGCCGTCTATCCCAATGCTGTGGACATCTCTCCCCGGCTGACCCACAGCCAGTACGTGGATGCCATCAATTCCGGCAAGTTCGTCCTGAATGCCGATGATGGTACAGTCCGCGTGGAGTATGATATCAATTCTCTGGTCACCTACACTTCGGAGATCGGCGAGGTGTACCGCTACAACCGTACCATGCGGCTGTGCAACACCATCGCCAACGACCTGTATTCTCAGTTCTCCAAGAACTATGTGGGCATTGTGGACAACACCGATGCGGGCCGCATGGAGTACAAGAGCGCCGTCGTGAAGTACCTGACCCAGCTGCAGGCATCCGGTGGCATCCAGAACTTTGATGGCGAAACCGATGTCACCGTTGAGAAGGGCGATGCCAAGGACGCGGTGCTTATCACGCTGGCGATCGAAGCCGTGGGCAGCACCAACAAGATCTACATCACGCTGGATGTGTCGTAAGGAGGGATTTTAATGTATTTGCTTGCACAGGACACCCTGAACGGTGCCGAAGGCAAAATCACCGTCACTCGTGATGGCCGCATCACAGAGATCTGCGGCATGAAAAACATCAAGACTGTGGCTGGCATTCAGACCTCGGACATGAAGACCATCGGCACCCGCACGGTGCAGAAAAAGGCCAATGGTGTCACGCAGACCGGCACCGGCAATGTCTACTTTGGTTCCAACGGCAGCAACCTGTTCACCGATATGCTGCTGCAGTATATCAACACTGGTGTAATGGAAACCTTTGATATCACCATCACCAACAACGACCCCACGGCCAGCGTGGGCGATCAGGTCATGGGCTATTATGGCTGTATGCTGACCGGTGAGATTCCGCTGTCCATCCTGAACGACGACGAAGCAATGCTGAACTATGACTTTAATTTCAGCTACACCAAGGTAAACCG